TGCCGCTTGCCGCCAGCAAACCGCCGCAGCACCGCCGGATAGAGCTGATGCTCCGCCCTAAGCACCCGGGCCGCAAGCGCAGCCTCGGTGTCCCCCGCAAGCACCGGCACCCGCGCCTGGCCGAGGATCGGGCCTGCGTCCAGCTCCGCCGTCACCTCATGCACCGTACATCCCGCCTCGCCGTCGTCTGCGGCCAGCGCCCGGGCATGGGTGTGCAGGCCCGGATACTTTGGCAGCAGCGAGGGGTGGATGTTCAGAATCCGTCCGGCGAACCGGGCGACGAACGCGGGCGTCAGCACCCGCATGAAGCCTGCAAGACACAAAATATCCGGTTCTGCCGCCAGGATCGGCTCCAGCAATGCCGCCTCGAAGGCCGCACGGTCTCGACCAAAGCCGCGATGATCGACGGCTGCCACGGCAATTCCCCGCTCCGACGCCCGTGCGAGCCCCGCTGCCCCCGGGTCGTTGGAGACCACGAGCACCGGCCGGGCCGGGTGGTCGCCCACCATGTCGCGCACGAGAGCCAGCATGTTCGATCCGCTCCCTGAAATCAGGAGCGCAACCCGCTTCACAACAGCCGACCCAAGTAGTGCACGCCCTCCCCGCGGAAGACCTTTCCGATGCGTGCCACCGTCTCGCCCTCGGCGCGCAGGAGGTCGGCAATCGCCCCGGCCTGATCCTCGGCCACGACGGCGATCATGCCGATGCCGCAGTTGAAGGTCTTGAGCAGGTCCGCCTCCGCCATTCCCGCCGTCTTTGCCAGCCAACGGAAGACGGGGGGCAGCGTCCATGCCGAAAGGTCGATCTCGCAGGCCATCCCTTCAGGCAGCACACGGGGCGGGTTTTCCGTAAGCCCGCCTCCGGTGATATGGGCCAGCCCGTGCACCCCGCCCGCCCGCACCGCGGCCAGGGCCTGCCGCACATAAAGTCGCGTCGGCGCAAGAAGTGCCTCGCCCAAACTCCCCGACCCGAACGGCGAGGGGTCCTCCCAGCCAAGGCCCGAGATTTCCACCACCTTGCGCACGAAGGAATAACCGTTGGAATGCACCCCGTCTGACGCAAGTCCGAGCAGCACGTCCCCTTCCACCACCCCCCGCGGCAGCTCGCCCCCCCGCTCTATCGCGCCGACGGCAAAGCCCGCGAGATCGAAGTCGCCCTTGTGATACATCCCCGGCATCTCGGCGGTCTCGCCCCCGATCAGTGCACAGCCAGAGGCGCGGCATCCGTCGGCAATTCCGGTGATGATGCGGGCGGCCTGATCAACATCAAGCTTTCCGGTAGCAAAGTAATCTAGGAAAAACAAAGGCTCAGCCCCTTGGCAGACAAGGTCGTTCACGCACATGGCGACAAGGTCGATCCCGATCGTATCGACGTGCCCCGTGTCGATGGCGATGCGCAGCTTGGTGCCCACGCCATCGGTTGCCGCCACCAGAACGGGGTCACTGTAGCCTGCGGCCCTCAGGTCGAACAACGCGCCGAACCCACCAAGGCCGGACATCGAGCCCGGGCGACGGGTTGCCGCAGCGGCGGGCTTGATCCGCTCGACCAGCGCGTTGCCTGCATCGATATCCACACCTGCGTCGGCATAGGTCAGGCCGTTCTTCATGCGCAATCTCCGGGCAGCGAGGGGGACTTGTGGCGCGTGGGATACACCAGCCACGTGCACCGTGCAACGGCGGGACGGATGAATGCGGGAACCTGCGTGCCGATGCGGGGCCATTCTGTGACCCTGATCGTGACGCTTGTGTCCGGGGGCGCGCAAGCCTAGCCTGCCTCAGCCATCCTGTCTTGACCGGCCCGCCCTATCTGCTACGAGCGACATCGGTGGGCCTGTAGCTCAATGGTCAGAGCAGGGCGCTCATAACGCCTTGGTTGGGGGTTCAAGTCCCTCCGGGCCTACCAATCCGACTTTAATTGCCTTATTTATCAGGCAATTAGGGTTCATTTTGTCAAACCTCTGACGCGAGTTTGACAATCCGCGTTCTGTTTTCGTCCGCGTCCAGCTGCATCTGAAGGGCCTGTCGGGCGAGTCCAAGGCGGTTCGCGCCTTCAATATAGGTCTGCACTTCCTTCAGATTCTTGTGACCCGAATAGGCCATGATCTGCGGGGCACTGCATCCCAGTTCGGCAAGGCGACGGCAGGCGGCCTTACGAAGACCATGGGCAGACAGACCATCGGGCAGCTTGGCTTCCACTACGCGGTCCCGAAACCAGTTGCCGAATCCGGCCACAGCGAACGGCTTGCCATACTCGGTCAAAAGGAAAGTCATATTCATCTGGGGCAACGCTTCCAATGATGCCCGCAAGGCGGGATGCAGCGGCAATTCTACCTCTGTCCCGGTCTTCGATTGGCGGATGGTCAAAACCCCATCCCGGACGTGCTGGCGGCCCATGCGGACCACATCAGCGCGCCGCTGCCCGGTGTAGAGCAACAGGTCGAGGGCCAGCCGGGCACGGCTGCCAACGAGGTGCCTTGCGTGGTAGGCTTCAATCTCGGTCTCGGTCCATGTCCGATAGCCCGAAGAACCTGTCCGCAGTTTCTTGATGCCAAGGGTCGGATCGTCGGGGCGCATCCCGGCATCAACCGCGTGGCGCATCAAAATCTTGATAGCCTTTAGCCAATTGTTCGCTACCGCCGGGCGGTCTGCCAATTTGGCAATGATCGCCTTGACGTGTTCCCGCTTCAGCTTGGCCACGGTCTTGTCGCCATGCTGCGCCCGGAAAGGTTCCATGGTGCTGCGGTAGGTGCGTTGCGTGATCGGCTTCAGGTTCTGGTATTCAGCAGACCGGTAGTAACTCGCCACAAGGGCCGCCACAGTGCCGGGAACGGTCTTGGCGGCCCCTGCCCCGGCCTTGTTCGGTTCGCCCTTCGCGGCTGCCTCATAGGCCGACATAAACGCTGGACTCCACGGCAGACCGGGCAGCGCCACGCGGTCGAAGCCGGGCCGCCGGAAATACCAGCGGGCGCTTCCATGGCGATCAAGGAAGCCTTGGCAATACTTCGGGGGCTTCCTCATCATCTCAGCACCTCATCCCAACCGCCGTCATCAGCGTCATCTTGTGCCGATGCGCTACCACCAAGCAAGGCATCAAATGCTCGGTCCAAGGCCCGCACGTCCCAGACCTTTCGGCCATAGACCTGCATGGGCTTCGGCATCGCGCCGTCTTCCATCATCTTGTCGAAGGTGCTGGAACTGACCCCAACATAGGCCGCCGACTCGTCACGATGCAGCCCCCGCCGCGTGGGCGGCGGAAGCGCGTCATGGCGAATTGGGGCGGCCTTGGTCATGGCTTCAGAACGTCCCGTTAAGCCGCACGGCCACAGTGCCGGACGGGTTCGCGGCGGCCGCCACGGCCACACCGATCTTCTGGTTCCCGCTGGTGGTCGAGGTGCAGACCTTTGCCGTGTCATCCCAATGGACTGCGGCCTCGATCAAGAAGGCGTCGGTGCTGACCTTGGCCAGATCGAAGACTCCGACGGTCATAAGGTCAACCGTCGCGCCATTGGCGGCGGTGCCAGCGGCAACACCGAAGATCAGGCCAGTTTTCACGCCCCCGCCGCTGGTAACGGCATAGGGTGCGGCAAGGGTGAGATTCGCGCCCTTCTGGACATAGTTTTTCATGGTCAGATTCCTTTCGAGGTTCTGAAGAGGATGGTGGAAGCGGTTGTCCGGCCTTCCAGCCGGGCTATTTCGGCATCAAGCGCCTTCAGGGCCGCTGCCATTTCGGAGTCGGTCTTGTAGGTGACAAGTTCGCCGTTCTGGTCCCGGAAGGTCAGGACGCCTTGAAAACGGGCGTCCTGAAGCCGTTCGCGGGCCCCTTGAAGGTCATAGGCCCTTTGGCCCGGTGGAGTCGGCCCGAAGGACATATCAGGCCCCCGGATTCAGATACGCGCCACGCCAGTCGATTGCGCCGCAACCGAAGTCGAGAACCACGCGGAACTCCATGCCCAGCACATCCCAGCCTTCACGAGACGCCATCTGCGGGCCTTGGGCCGAAGACAGGTAGGCATATTCCAGCACGGGCAGAACCGCCGGGTCCGCGAAAACATAGAAGCGGTTGTCGGTGATGCGCGGTTCAACCAAGAGGGTCAACTTGCCGCTGAAGGGGTTCGTGGTCGCCACGGTCGCGGCATAGATCGCGGCCAAGACCTGTTCGGCCAGAAGTTCCCGTGCAGGCCCCACGACAAGAAACACCGGAGCGGCGTTGATCGGGGTTTGCCCGTCCAAGCCCTTCATGGTCCGCATGGCGCGGCGGGCCGCGTCCAGTGTCGCCACAGACAGGGCAGCACCGGCGGCAAGGTTGCCGTGCGTCGCATGGAACAAGGCCAGCCCGTCTTCGCCCATGACCGGGTTGGACAGAAGCAGGTTCAGCAAGAGGTTCGCTTCCGTCTCTGCCGCCATGCGCCCGGCGGTTGCGCCCCAGTCGTTGAAGGCCCCCAGATCGTTGTTGATCAGGGCCTTGCGGCTGATTGCGAACTGCGTGGCATATGTCTTCAAGGCATAGGACTCGGCGGCTTCACCACGGGTTGTGGATTTGACCTCGCCACTTTCGGAAACCTCTTCCAGAAGCCCCACGTCGGACAACCGCAGCTTGGTCATGGTGCGGAAGTCGGTCGTGGTCGTTTGCCGGGCCAAGACGGTCTTGATCGGGCTTTGCGCGGCCTGATAGCCC